GTACTTAAAACCTCTAAAGAACCTCCAAATCTAACTTGATATGTAACACTATTAGATGTTGATGTGTAATATAATCTTATAGTATTACTACTCGTTCCGTCAGATATGGATATATACCTAAAAGTATTATCATCAACCAAAGCACTTATCTCCGCCATCAAAACACCCTCTGAATCATTAAACGTAGAAGCATCTCCAGCACCGTTTGCAGTTTCACCTACACGAGTAACTGCTGTTCCGTTAGTTGGAATATAAGAAGTAGCATAAGAGCCAACTTCCATTTGTGCGCCCCAAAGTAACACGTCAGCGTAATCGCTTGTTGACTCACTACCCCTTAATCTTAATCTAAACGATGCAGATGTCGTTGTTGTTGTAGCATTAACTTCAAATCTTTGCCATTCAGTTGTTACTGATATATTAGAAGTATTTCCAGATGCATTTACCAAAGACATCGTATAATTAGACGTTGTATTTGATTTTATATAAAAAGAGGTAGTCACATCACCAATAGAAGCAGTAACTGGGTCGTTTATTTGTGAAAAATCACTAGAAGTAGAACCCCCTCCAATGTTAAAAATAACTCTATCAGCATTTAAACCTCCATTTGGAGATGTTCCATAAGAAGCGGTTACAACTGGAGAAGAAGCAACGCCTGAACTTTGTTTCACCCAGCTACTTTGGCTTATATCCTCACTATAAGTTATTAAATTAGTCCTACTCGGCTCTAGTAGGTAATGCGGGCAGCCTTTTTGAACTCCATTTACTAACGGGTAGTCAAGTCTTGATTGACCGCTTATAACTGATTCTATTAACCCTTCAGGGTTTATTCTAGTAGCTACACTTGACCTTGAAAAATCAAAGTCCCCTACACCGTCACTAGGTAATATAGAATAAAATTTACTTCCGTAAGCTGCTGGTATTAATGCTAATTTAGGTTTTGCCATTGTTTAGTTATTTAAGTCTTGTAATGCTGTTATATGAGTCCAGTCGGCTATACATTTAATCGCCTCTACTGGTTGTCTATTGTTCATTTTGAATTGTGCGTCAAAAAAATCTGGTTTTGTACCAATTGACGATGCGGTCTGTATTGCATTACCCCACCAGCTTGTGTTATATATTTGTCCGAATCCCATAGTAATAATTTTATCTTTGTGTTATTATTGAAGTTGTAGCACAATACCACCATTCTCCGTTAACTTGTAATTTTAATGTAATTACTTGATTTGCGTTTATAATTAATTCTCTGCCAAAATCAAACTTTACGTATTCTCTGACGGTATTTCCGTGAGCTTTCGTTTGTGAGCCTAACAAAACATTATCAGCATAAACACTTAAAGTTACGCTGCTTCCGTTTGGGTTTTGTTTAGTACTAAACGGCATACTAGCCAAACTTAAAGAAGTAAAATAAGCGTTGTGAGGTACTGGAATACCACCGTAAGAAAACGGAAATGTAGTATTAACGCCATCACTATAAAGAGCAAACGTGTTTATACTATCAATATAATGCTGCCATACAACCGACATCTTCTCAGAGGCATAACCCCTAGAAACACTATCTGCTGATTTAGCTTGTACTATATTATTTCTCATTTTTTACTATTAAAGTTTTATTTTGTTTTTTTAAATAAGCTACTAACTTAGTCAAGTTTTTATTTTTTACCTTATATTTCATTAAAGAACCCATCCGTTAAACGTTGTATCTGAATCTGGACTTATATCGTTATTTGTATTGCTTGAATATTCTGGAAACAAAGAACTATTAAAACATAAATAATCTACTAATCTAGTTGAATAGTAATTAGCGTATTCCCTAGCCTTAGAGACTAAGTAATCTACTTCGTTTTTATCTACGTTTTGAGCTGTTTCGCTTGACCCTTTTAAAATTCCTTTATTTGATATTGTGTAAGCACTAAACGGTATATAATTCATTTGAGCAAACCAGATTAAAGTAGGTTGAACAAAGTCGTTAACCAAAGTTAAATAATCCCCAGTTAAACCAGCACCCCCACCAGCACCCGAAATAATATCAGCACTAATTTTGTTATATAAATCCGTACCTAATAAATTTTGTACGTCAATTTCTTGAGCCACTTTGACAAATTGAATTATCTTGTCATAATCCACATTCCCGTCAATTATAGAATTCCTTACTAAGTCTTCTTGTGTTATAAATAATGCTGTTGCCATATCTTAGTTTTTAAATCCCATTTTATTCCAGTAAGCAGCTGTATATCCAGCGTATTCCATATTAGCTGGTGCTTGTGGTACTTCTTTGTTGTTTACGGGAGCTTTAAAGCCTTTACTTCTTGCTTCGCTGGTTGTTATCGCCTTCCCTAATCCTTTACCACCTTTACGAGAGAAAGTCTTTCTAATCCAAGCGTGCTGACATCTAGCACCGCCCTTATATTTCCAGATTGAATAGGTATTTGAACCTCCAACCCCAAACCCAGCGTTTACCGTTTCTTTGTCCATAGCTGTAATGTCTTCTTTACGATATACTTTATTAGCTGACATCATTTTGTCACAAAAACTACGTGATTCTCCAGTTTTGGAGCTTTTAACCCTTCTAGTATATTTGTATCTTACTAAAAATTCAACCCCTTTTTGACTATCTTGTTTACTAGTTCCATCTTGCTCACTTTCTCTGTATGGAGTTGCTTTACCACTACTGACAAAATTCCATATTTTAGCTAATAATGTGCTATCATCACCTGTATTTAAGTCTGTTATAACCTCGTCTAATTGGTCTTCAAGCTCATAATCAACTTCTGCTTCGTGTTCTAGGTTGTAATCCGCTAATAAATCATCTTCATTTTCCCCTAAGTCAATTAATTTTTTAAGTATTTCATTACCTAAGTCCTCTGGAATTTGCTCGCTTAATTTAACGCCTGTTTCTTCTTCCATTGTTTCGCTGTCCATTACGTTCTCTAAGTCTTTAAACTGTAACGGCTGGAGCGTTTTAAAGTACAATTTAAGCGATATCTGGTTGTAAGCTAGTATAGTGTCAAAAGCATCTATTAAAAGCGTTTGAAAGGGCTGTATAACGGTATTTTCCATTAATATACTAGCTGTTTCTAATTCTTCAGCGTTATTACCTAATCCTGAGCTATCTTTAATACCTAATAGCATAGGAGATACAACCCTATGTGATACCATTACTTTTTTAGAGCTTTCATCTGAAAGGAATTGATATTGTAAATGTGCTTCACTTAATTGTATAGGCTCAATCGTTGCAGCACTTTCTGGATTGTCGTTAAAAGCTAATATAAACTTCCCTGCGTTACTTGAACCGCTAAATTTAGAGTATATGCGGTTTTCTAATTTCTGGCGTTCTTCTGCGTTTGGAGTACCATTATTAAAATTGATTAACATACTGGGTGCTAGACCGTTAAGTATATTATTCAAATGGTAGTTGCTTATTTCTTGTTCAAGCTCAGCATATTGAAGACCCCCAGCATAGTCTGGACTGGAATAATATTTATATCCAGCTCTGTATGGTTTAACATACATTATTTCTATATTCTCTTTACTAAAGCCGTAAGCTGGTATTCTTAAAGTACTACCAACGTTTTTAACCTTTGCCCAATTATCAGAATAGTAATAAGCTTCAATTTCGCCTTTATCGTTGCATTTTTCAGCTCTTAAGTTTTCAACTGGTATATGTTCAACTTGTGCAATAGATTTTCTGTCTTTAGAATATATGACTTGCATAGCGCATTGACCCATTAACTTAAGGTCATAACAAACCTTACGAACCATATCTTTTTTAAGTAAAGAAATCATTTTAGCGTATTGGTCTGGCTTTTTATTTGAATTTAAAGCATCTAATCCACGCCCATAAATCATTTGACTAATTCCGTTAATAATAGCGTTGTTTGTTGGACTCCCATTATAGCGGTCTATTAAATACTGAAAATAAGCATTATCAGCACCGTAAGAAACCCAATCTTTATTACTAGTCTCTACAATCTCTGGTGAAGTGTAGGAACTTAAATTAACTATTCTTAAATCGTTCATATTATAATATATTCGTTACTAGCACTATCTTCGCTAACATACTGATTTTTATTTATTGTATAGTAATCATTACTAGTTTGGTTTATAGTTTGATTGGTACAAAAAACCTTGTCTTTATAAATTATTTCAGAGCCATTACTTACGTTTAGTATATAAAACTGCCCTTCTACTAAAGTTCCAAATACTGAGGCAAACTGTAAGAAGTTTCCATTTATAGAAGATGCGCTAACTACACTTACAGGTGTGTTTGTACTTTCACTAGTAATTGTAACTGTTAAATCGCCTACTGTAAAAACCCTAGGTATTACGTTAAAAGTTTTATTTCCGCTTGTTTGTATTACTTGCATATTAATATATAAAGAAAACTAAATAATTTTGTATTGTATATAAATAAAAAAAGGGTTATCCGTTAAGATAACCCCCTTTTAAACAATTAAATCAATCCTTATGCTGTTGGGTCAATTTGAACCGCTGAAGCATCACCTGTAATCACTGCTGGCGTTACAAAGTAAGGCGGTGCAGTTTCTTGAGCGTTAACCGTTAACGTGTAACCAGTTAAGTCTCCCATTGCTGCTCCTGTTACAATAGTTCCTCCGTTTACATCACCACCATTTTCTAGACCTACTAAGAAATAATTCCCATTATAGTCTTCCACGCATACGTGAGGACGTGCGTGAGCTATTAATTTCAATTCTTCTTGTGTAGCTTTATCTTGAAATGTTAAAGTCATATTTAGTGTACTATCATAAAAAGTAGTACCATTTTCCCTAGAGCTATTGATAGCCGTTTCCATAGAAGAACTACCTTTTACGTCAAACTGAAACCAAGTTGGAGTTCCTGCCAATGCTGTTATTTCGCCAGCTACGATTGTTGCGTCTCCTAAAGTTCCAAAATCTGCAAAGTAAATAGTTTTAATACCACCTACTGCCGACTTGCAAGGCACTTTACGACCGCTTGTTATTAGACAACCCATAATTTTATAGTTTTTTTAAATAAAAAAGGGTAGGCAGAACCCACCCCTTTTTAAAATTAATTAATTAGTTATTAAGAATAAAGTACGATATCCGTTATTTCTCCATACTGAACCCCTGCTGTAAACCTCATTACCACTCGAATGTTTTGGCTTCCATCAGTTTCTCCCATATCAATAACTCTCACTTCGTTTTGGTCAGATAACAGTCCAGTTCCAAAGAATAAGTTTGACTTCTCAGCAGCTATCATAGTTCCAGAAGCTAATCCTTTTGAAACTACTAATTGAATTCCATCAAAGAATAAAGAACTTAACACTTGGTTTGTTCCTTTATTGTCAAAACCATTTGCACCAACCCCAGCAGCAGCAAAACCGCCTAAAGCTCTTGTGTAAGCACGTGCAATATCTGAAGCTACATAAATTCTTAAATCTTCATTACCGTAAACAGTTGTAGGAATTGCATCAGCCACACGTCCAAGTTCAGCGATAATTGTAGCTGGGTCAACAGCTGCCTTAGCTAAGTCTTGTGCTGCTGGTAAAGCAGCGTCAGCAGCGATTTTTACGGCTAGACCGTCAAATTCACCAGCGTTTGCATTAACACCTTGCCAAATATTTTTCTCTGTTTTGTCAGCTACTTTGCCAGCAACGTGAGCTAAAACGAAATCAGTAAAAGAAGCAGGAGCATCGGCAAATGCAGAATATCCCATTTCTAAAGCCTGCCAAGATTGGTGAAGCTCTTTTTTACATAATTGAAGATTTACTTGGAACTCTTCAGCTACAAGAACCTGCTCTGTTAAGGTTAAAGTACCTTGATTTGTTACAAAATCACAAGACGCATCTTTTACGATGTTATCAGTACTTGCCTTTTGTATTACAGATTTATACCTTACATTAGGTAGAATTGTAATCTCGTTGTTTGCTAAGGTGTCTCCGCTCAATAACGCTGCTGCGATATATTTTCCTGAAAATTCACCAGCATAACTAGTTGTAATTGCTAAACTCATTTTTATTTATTTTTAGTTGTTATTTATTAAAATTTGATAATACCCTGTCCATTGTGTTAAGCTTCCTGTTAGCACCTATCTTAAACTTAGATAATGTTTTGAATGATTCTGGATTCGATACAATAGGCTCTGCGCTTGGCTCGTTTAATTCTGCTTGAACTTCAACTGGAATTTCTTGTGATAATTCAACAGTTAATTTGTTTCCAGCTTCAATAGCAGATAATTCTTCTTTTAAACCTTCTTTAGATTTAATGTCCGCAATAGCGTCTTCTAGGTTTTGGATTCTTCCCATCATATCTCTAATAAGGTCGTCTTCTTCTGCTAGCTCCTCTTCTACTTCTTCACCTTCTTCAGTTTCAACAGCTGGCACTTCGTCAGATACTTCTCTAACATCAGTAATAACCCCTTCTTCTTCAACTACCAAAATTCGAGTATCTTCTAGGATATACTCACCAACTGGTAAAGCTATTTTTTCGTCATCACTAACTATAAAAACTTCTTTGCCTTCTTCAAAGCTTTCTGCTTCTATAACTGTGCCGTTCTCCAGCTTAGTTTGTTCTAGCTTAACTTCTTCGTTAAGGTTAAGAACGTCTTTGATTTTTTCAATCACATTGTTTGACTTCATATTAATATATAATTTAGTTAAATTTATTTTGCATTTTTAAATTGATTTTGCTTCCTTTTCATATTTCTGAGCTAGTTTAGCATATTCTTTAAACACATCACTTGCATTAGAATAATCAATTTGTATCTCCGCATTAAACCCCAACTCTTTTGCTTCTTTTTCAAACATTTTTAAATCTCTTATAATATCATCTGCAATACTATCTCCAACTTCCGACCATTTAAACAATGCTTTTTGTATTTCGCTTAATTCTTGCTTAATTCTATTTGCTTTTTTTAACAATCCTTCTCCTTCTCCTTTATATTTAGAAATTCCTTTTGCATAAGACCTTAAATTATCTACCAAACCTAAGTCAACTTTTTGAACCGATAACTCTTCATTGTTTATGTGTTTTAAAACTGTTTTAATTGTACTCATTTTTATATATATTTATTAGTTACTAGTTTTTCCAATACCCTGATTTATTATACCGCCCTTACAGCATTTTGTTGAATAAGTGTCCCTGTCTTTGCACAAGCATCCTTTGCGTCCGCTCTTTGGACTTGTGCGACTTGGCGTTTCGTTTTTATTGTTATTTGCCATCGTGTTCTTTTATAATATCAATTATTTGTTGAACCATTAAATCCTCTTTAGACAAGTCTTCTTTAACTTCTTCTTTTGGACGTTCCATTTTATCCGCGAAAAACCCTTCTATGCTGAAACCTTTTACTTTGCCAGTCTTTACGAACTCATTCCAGATTTTATCGTTGTTTACTTTAACGCTACCAACCCAAGTTCCTAAAGGTAAATCCATTCCGTACTTAACGCTCTTGTCGTGTACCTTGTCTTCTACTAGCCAGCTTTCAACTAAAGTTAACCCCTCAATTTTATATTGGTGTTCTAGCGTTGAATTGTTTTGGTTTCCCTGCATTAAATACATTTGAGAGGCTTTTAAGACAGTTTCTTTTGAAAAATATATATAATACTCATCATCACCGCTACGTCTGTATATAGGCTTATTAGGTATCAATAAAGCACCCATTAGGATTCTACGCTCTTTGTCAACCTCTGCAAGTTTAAACTCTTGACTTTTTAAAGCTACGAAATCTTCTTCAATTGCTGGATTTTCAACTACGCTTATAGCTTCAATCCCTATTTCTTGATTTTCGTCTAGTATTAATTCAACTATCTTCATAATTATATATAAAAGTTTTTTATTTATTTTGTTTTTTATCCTATTGTAGCACCTTCAACAATATTATTTTGTAGACTTTGTGCCGAAGTCACATCGTTAGCGACTACATAAGCTTGGACGGGCTGTTGTGTTTGGTCTCCTATTGCTCCTGCTAGTTGGCTTGTTTCACTTGCTCCGACTATATTAAAACTCGGAGGGGCTGGAGCAGCACTTGGAGCAGATGGGGTTGCACCACCTCCACCACCTCCACCACCTCCACCAGGAACTTTGGTTTTTTTAATAGCTTTTATTTGTTTTAAACCGCCTGCAACCGCTGCTCCAGCTGCTGCAAAACCTAAAGCGGGTCCCACAAAAGGAATAGGAGCTAAAGAAGCATAACTAGCAGTTGCACCTTGATAGGTACTTATTAAAGCCTGTGATATTGCTAAAGCCTTCCCTGCCTTTGTTTCTTTACCAGCTATTTCAGATAAAGAACCTAAAGCGTTTCCAACTTGGGACAAATTAGCTTTTTTGGCGTCTGCCTCACCCTTTGAAATTTTAATACTTGCTTCGGATATTTCTTTTTCTCTGGCTATTCCAGTCTGTCTAGATTGTTCTGTAAATTCATCTAAAGCAATTTGAGCGTCTACTTTAGCTTGTGTTTCTGCATTAGCATTTTCTACAATAGCTTCAAGTCTAATTGTTTCCTGTTCAGCTTCTAGTAAATCAATTTCTTTTAATGCTTCTAACCTTGCAAGTTCATCTTCTATTTGCTCAGCGTTAAACCTTTTACGCTCTATTGATAACCTGCTTTCACTTTCTCCCTTAGAATTTGTAAGCTCTATTTGTTCCCTATCAAGCGCTAAGTCGTTTGCTTTTTGCTCAGACCTAAAACCTTCTATTTGAGCTAAAACCCCTAAGCGGTTCGCAAGTGCGTCTGTTACTGCTACCTGATTTTCAATAGAATTGTTTTTAGCTGCTTCAGCTTGTGCGGACGCTAACTGTGCATTTGCAGTTGCAAGCATTGCTTTTTCTTGACTCTCTAAAACTTCTAATAAGTCATCGTTAGCTTTTTTACGTTCTGTAATTGAGTTTCTTTCTTCGTCTCTTATTTGCCTTAGTTGCTCCGCTTGTCTATCGTATTTTTCAACTAGTAAAGTTTGCTGTGCTGCTGCAAGTTGTGCTGTATTTGCTAGGTTTACGTTTTCCTTTGCAGCGTTTAAAGTCTCAGTTGCATAGTCTTTAATTGACTCCGTTGTTTTTTCTATAAATTCTTTACCTTTATCAAAAGAATCATTAACGCCAGTTAATACGTCTAAACTTTCTTTACCAGCGTTTTTAACATCATCTAAAGCCCCTGCAAAATCACCGCTAAATACTTTTTTTACGGCACTAGCTAAATAACCTAAAGTGTCTAAATAACTATCAAACCTTTCTTGAATATTTTCTTTAAATGCCTTTGCAAAACCTTTTAAAGATTCTAAAGGGTTTTTAAATATAGCTTCAAAGAATTTAATAATACCACTTGTATTTTTAACTGCAAAGTTTACAAAATCATTAAAAGCAATACTGACCGCTTCAAAAGCTGTATTAAATAAATCCGCCACTTTTTGGTTTTGACTAAAAACCTCCCCTAGCTTTGCTAAAGCAGATATGACGATTCCAATACCAGCAGCCTTAATAGCAACCCCCAAGCCTTTAAACCCTTTAGAAATACCCCCAACGCCTTTCTCAGCACCTTTGCTAGCTGCTCCAATGTTATTAATACTTTTTAACGCATCTCTGTCTTCAACGTTAATATTAATAGTTTTTTCTATTGCCATTTCATTTCTTGTTTAAGTGCTTTGTAACCCTCTTTTAAAGTTGTAGGTAGTTTGTATTTACCTTGTGCTATTTTAATATTCTCAGTGTCTCCATTAACATATTGTAGACTGTCTATTATTAGTTTTATCATAGTGTAGTAACTGTTTCGCCTACTCCAAAAGAATAAGCTGTTATTGAATTTTTTAAATACCTTACTTTTACCTCAATTGAATAACTTGTCTTTGATGGTAAAGAAAATAAAGTAGTTCCACTAACATCATAGCCACTATTAAAAGTTTGATTACCGTTTACATAAAGACTATAACCGTCTATATCATTTGCGACTGGGTCAGATAAAGGTGTCCAGCTTATACTTATTGTTGAGGCTGTTGTTGTTATATCAACGCTAGCTAGTCTACCTAAAAATGCTGCTTCAGAGTTTTCTATTTGACTAACGTATTCTCGTTTATTGTAAAGCTCTAAGTCTGTTTTATTAGTTAATAGATTTGTTTTAACAGAATTTATTCTATATGGTTTATTGTTTATTACAAAAGTGTCATTCATTTGATACTTAGTAATAATACTTAAAGGCAAATAAGCAGATACTTTAAAAAGCCTAGCGTTGATATTAAATACTGATTCTGTATAGTCTAAATATCCTTCTTGAAATAAATTACTTGTGTTATCTGAAGTTCCGCTCCACTCATCCGCTTCAATACCAAAGTTTATAGAAGATTTTATTTGTAGTGCTGGTGCTGCTGGTAGTGGAAAAAAATTTGTAGGTTTATTATAAAAATCTGGGGTTAATGTACCTATAAGGGTAGAAACGTCTATCATAAACATTTCGTTATTTGTATTTGCTTGAAGCTCTGGAATAAATAATAAAGGCGCTCCAATTGTTGGCTCAAATTTTTTATTAAGCATAGCCCCCTGCTGAATGTAAGACAAGTTCGCGGTTGAATTATTTGTAATCCTTTCGTACATCATTTTTTCAAAAGGTATTTCTACTTTATAAACCCCACCATCAAACTGTGAAATTCCGTTAGGTGGATATATTTCTTCTGAATAGGGAATCCCTTGTATTTCGTCAGAAAATTGAACTAAGAAGCTTTTTTTACTTTTAAACCTAAATTCCATTTCCTTATACTGGAACAACCTTTCAACAGTAGATTTACTCATATCTACATATTTCGTAATGTCGTATGCAACGCCTATGTTACTCCAGTAAGGTGCTTTTTCAGTTACTATATTGTCACCTTCTTTATAAACTACTAGATTGAACATTTTAAACAAACCGCTTAAAAAGTCCATAACTTTCATCTCTGGCATTTGCTGAGCTATAATAAAAGTGTTGGAGGGGTTTTCATCAACAGCATTTTCGGGAACATAACTTGCCGAATCTACGGTGTTCCAGCTTTCAAATAAAGGGTCAAAGGCTCTTGTTTGTCTAGCAATTTGTAAGTTTTGAGTTATTCCAATTGTATTCTCCGACTCTATTTCAACAATAATATCTAAGTCTCCAGCCCCAAAATTATCCACGTTGTAATATTTATTTGTTATTGAAGAGCCTTCAAAATCTTCTGACCAAAGAAGCACCCCATCATAACCCCTTATAAGCCTTACTGTATATTCTTGAGTACTTACGGGTACTGTTATATTAAGGTAAAAATGTATTCTATAAAATGAAGATGGCGCTTGAACTTGTACTGTACGTATATCCGTTTGAGCGAATGGGAACGAAGGGTCTAGTACCCATCCTACTGGGTCATCGTCTTGGTGTCTGAATCTATTTCGTACTATTTGCACAGCCCCCCCTTCAACTGCGTTACTTATATAACCCTCATTTTTTTGCATCCACATAAACAACGGTTTAAAAGCGGTGCTGTTTAAGAATCCTGTTAAATTAATTTGAGGGTAGGTATTGTTAATAGCTTCTATTATTGCAGAGCATTTAATAGCTGGCTTTACATCCGTCCAGCGCAAATAATCCCCAGTCTCATAATCTTGATACAACCCCTCTTCGTTCAACCGCATATTTTTAGTGTGGTGAATGTTTGGCACTATAATGTCATTAGTTGCTGGGTCTGCTTGAAACTTAGAAGTTATATTTGTGTAATCATATGAGAAATTTAATGAGCTGGGATATATTAATCCAGATAGTTTAGTTTCTCCTAAAACCTCTTTTAATTCAACAGTATCGCCAAAGAAAACAATCTTGTAAGAATAAGCTGCATTATCTTTTAAGTCTACGCTTTTGAACTGTACCTTACCTTTTTTGTAATTAATTCCGTTTAATTTGATAATTGCATCGTGCCTAAAACGTGCATCAAAACTATTCAGTACATCTTGGTTTTCATAATGTCTAAATAACTTGTTGTTTGTTTTACTTGCTGGTAGATTAAACTGTTGACTAAAGGGTGTAAAAACTTTTGCGACATCTTTTACGTTTAAAATAGAGTCCGTTATTGAAACACTTTCGTCTTTAAATAAATCAGCTCTAAAGTAATCACTAGTTAATAAGTATTGAGGTAATCCAGACGAAAAAATATTATCATCTAAAGTGACTTGAGTATCACTATCAATAGCTGTTATAGTTGCGGTTAAGTTAGTTGTTAGGTTTGTCACAATATCACCAACTTCTGCAAATATCGTAAACTGTGCCGTTGAGTCAATTAGTTTATTAGTTGCTATACTAGAAACACTTCCGTTAATTCTTTTGTACCCTTTTATATAAAGCTCTATTATTTGCATCTAGCGAATGTTATTTATAGTGTCGTAAGCAAACTCAATTTCAACTGTGTAATTTATTAACTTGTCATTTAGTTGTGTTTTAAATGCTAAACTTGAACCACTAACGTTAATCGGTAGTGTTTTGTTATTTATTTCAATCCAGTTATCTTCACTTAACTGCATTTGTTTAAAAACATCGTTATAGCTTTCTGGATAGTATCCTGTGTTTAATGTTAGTTTCTCGTTTCCATTTTTAGTTAAAACTTTCTGTTGGTGTCTGCTCGTGTCGTAAGAACCATTTACAACAATATTTCTTTTAAAATCTTCTTTCTTAGTTGTAAGCGTTTCATTAGTTCGTTTAAAAAACCATATACTTTGTAAGACTCCAAACTTATTAATAAAGGTTAATTTATAAGGCTGGTATTTGCACTCCTGTATGTTTTCTACTTTAATAATGTCAACGCCATTAGTACCGTTAATGTAAATAGTATCTACTGGGAAAATTGTAAAGTCATCTAAAAACTCTTGTATGCATAAATTATTTTCAAAAGTTCCGTTAAAACTTAAAACTCTTTCTTCAAAAGTATCAACCCCATTAACTGAGTTACTAACATATTTTATTTGTTGTTTAGCAATAAAAGAAGGTGATATTAATTGAGTGTATAATTGTTCATTGTTAGCATAGAATGCGACGCTTGTTGTTATACTTGAATCAACCGCCAAAACAACTGGTGAATCATCTGGCTTTAATATAGTAGTGTTTGACTGTAATAAACTTTCTAAGTTCTGAGGGTTTGCACCTTGGTCAAAAAACCCATAGCCATTGAAGCCTTTCAGGGTTGTGAAAGTTGTGTAAGCTTGAGCAGTGCCACTAATAACACTTTGGCTCCTATAATCAACCCAGACAATCTCGCTATCATAAACCCCATTAAAAGAGCTAAGTATATAATCACTTACAAGCTCAGATATTTCAACCGTAACAGTATTTGCTATTGCTGTTGAAGACAACCTAAATAAATTTCCTGAAGTTCTATCCGTTATTTTCGTTCCAGTGTATATCCAGATATCAAAATTAACACTTGATAACTTAGGTGCTGTTATTGTAATATAGTAAGGACTTCTTGTATTTATCTTTGACATTTTATTTCTTGTTTAGTATAACTCCTATTTGTTTCTCTAATCCTACTGAATACGATTGTAGTAATTCGTCTGGTAATCTTTTAAATGCAGCTACAAAAGGCTTTGTGAAAAATAAGCTGGGCTTTATACCTTTTTGATATATACTCCTAGATATTAAAAACGCTGTGCTTTTATAACTTAAATACCTTCCACTTTTTCTGTCTCTAAATTGAATACCCTTGCGTTTAACCCATTGGTTAATTCCTTTTGTTAACCCTCCTTTTTTACCGCTACCAGTCCCAAACCTATAAGGGCTGTCTGGTGCTTTATTGCTTGACGTTTTACCTCTGACCCCTTTATCTACAAAGTCCCCGTAACTATCCATTTCAAAACCTAGTGTAGCACCTTTTGCATTTTCGTCTATCTTATAACCTAAACTATTATATAGGTCTTTAGAAGCGTTCTTACCACCCTTAGTTAAGTTGCTTCTTGACTGTTGTATAACATACTTAGCAAACTTGTTTAGCTCCTCTTGTACTTCTTTGTTTAACATATCGTAATGTCGTTAGCTACAAGCACATCAAAAGAAGCTGTCCATCCAGCTACTTTATTTTTAAACCTATCATAAAATGGCTCGCAATTTGCATTCCCGTCTAAAGCATATTGACTGCTACATAAAGCACCTTTACGCAATACCATTACTAGTTTATTTAAAACGCCTAGTTGTGTGTTAAGTATATCTTGCTCATTATTATTTCCCCTAAATATATCTGTTGTTTTTTCTTTGCTTTCATCTACAACGTCCATAGATAACACTGAAATATTAAACCTTAAAACTTGTTTTTCTGCTGAGACGTTATTAATTATAATATGGCTTAATGGAAATATACTTTGCTTAGACAAATCAATGTCGTATATATCACCAGTTGTAACAGTGTTTACATTTACATCAGCTAGTAGTTGCGCTTCAATCGTTTCTGTTAATAGGTAAAAACCCCTTATTCCTGTTTGGCTCATTAGAATTTGTTTTTTATTTGTCTAGCTTCTATTTCGTTTTTTTCTTTTGTATATGTTAAATAAGTCAAACATTCGTGTACGTTTAATTTAGTGATATGTTCAAATTTTGTAATATCCCCTTTAGCGAGTCCATAGATTGAATTGTACCACCCCCATTTGGAAGTGAAGCCAGATGATGCGCTAAGGTCTCCTCGTTGTGTTTGTCCAAAGAGTTCATCATAGCTAATGACAAGTCCTTCCCTAAACTGTAAAAAAAAACCATAGCTCCGAAAACTGCGTCTAGTGGATAACCTTTAGCAAGTTCGCTGTCGTCTGGTGAATATTCTTTTAATGTGTATCTATTGACTTGCTTTAAATCAATAGGTCTGTATAAAACATTTATAGCTCTATGTAAGTTTTCTGGGTCTCCTATGAAAGTATCTAAGTCCACATACTCACCAAACGTCATATCTTCAAGACTTGGAATAAATCCGTATTCTTGTTTCCCTAGTTTAAATGTGTTTATTAATTGGTGCTTAGTTTCAAACATAGCATTTATAATATTGCATATTTCAACTATGTCAGTTGCTTTCATATTCCTAACAACTACGCTAGGCACTTTACAGAATATCTCAATCATTTTTAATTGGACATCTGAATCGCTCTTTAAATCTAAACTGTCAAACTCTTGATATTGTCCTAGAGTTATCTCATTTAGTGTAGTTGGTATGTTTAAATTTACTTCCATATTGTTGTAGTTATTAATATATAAACAATTTTATTTTATTTTAGTGACTAAGATACCGTATATTTACCTCTGTTTGGGTTTTGTAGTTGAAAGCCTACTGCATATCTAACCGCATCTATTAAATGATTCCAGTTGTCTACTGGCGTATTTGACTTCTTCTCTAGCCAACGATAGTTATTTAGTTCTTTAATTAAGTTGGTACTGTCTGGAGTCACTATAATGTCATAGTCTTGTAATAAACTTATTCCGTAAGTAATACTTCCCTGTCCTTTTATACTTGCTTTTACATTGCACCCCTTTGCTTTTATCTCACTTAGTAGTCTTGGCTCAGCACTATCACCAATAATCAAACCACCTCTAGCGTGCTTTATGTTAAGGTCTGAAATCTGTGACGTTGTTAAGCGTTGCAAATAGAAACATTCTTTTAAGTATATTCTTTTATTAGTGCTGTCAATATTTACTTCTACTAAAGTTGAAGGGTCGGCTGCAAAACCGTAATCTTGACCCCATACGCTTGTACCCATATGCTTAAACTCCCCTATACTCCAGTTGTCAAATATAACCCCCTCAGCTTTGTTTAGCCAAGCCCCTAGTATTTGCTGTTTATACTTCTCTGGTCTCCTTAGCTTCATTTTCTCTATCTGGTCTAAGTAGCTTTGTGATAGATTGTCT